ATTTCCACTTTCAGGTAGCCACGCACTAACTAGCGATTCTATATCTTCTAAAGATGCATCGTTAGGACAAGTAAAAATTACAATGTCTGCTAAATCTTCTTTGAATATTGTAGGAATTATGTTATGTACTATAGTGTGAGTTTTTCCAGAACCTGTGCCTGCAGAAACCACATTCATCATATCTGATGATGGTTTACGAATCTCATTTAAGATGGGATCAGAAATAAACTCTTTCTGATAATCGCGCAAGAGCGACATAGTTTCGTAAACGGGATCTTTATTTTCGAACGGGAACGCCATGATATAAACCTTTTCAGTGTGTGCGATTCTCTTTACTACTACAATATAGCATAAACAAGCCTACTTGTCAACCAAAAAAATCTTCTAATGTAGCCTTTTCTTCGACAGACCAACCAACAGCATCTAGAATTGGCGTGATAGGATCAAGAAAGGTTTTAGAAAATTGTGTTTCATAATCAACGTATCTAGCTAAATTCATTTCCGGTGGAATGTAATCAGGAAAAGATATAACATTCTGTCGAATTGGATTAGGCATTTTTAAATAGCTGAATAAAACTTTTTCGCCATTTTGAATAGGAGAGTATTTCTTATCTAACGCCTTGTCTTTTATTTGATTGTTATACAATAGTGCGCCACGAACGTGAATTGGTGTACCTTTCTTAAAGATCGTTTTACGATCTGCATATTTTTTCACTTCACTACAACCACGAGGAAAAGATACTGCTTCGGGCGGCAGTGATTTAAACTCTGTCTTAAAATCGTTGATAAATTTTCGCGTATCCATTTCTGAGCCAGATATGATAATCTTAAAAACTTGCAGAAATTTATCACGGACAACTTGAGGAGTTGACGATTTTACAGCTTCAATACCCATGATTTTTAGTTTCGGTTCTTTATATTGAACACCTTCGTTATTATGCACATTCAAGATATAACGCTTTTTTGCCATCCATAAACCACGGTCTGCAATAGCTTCACGTTCCATAATCATACGATTTGTATATGCGTTCATCTGTCGAAAAAGATCATCATAGCCTTTCTGAAGAACAGCTTCAAAATGCTCTGCACAAATCTTATCAAGTGCTTTTACTGGATCTTTAGGTGCTAATTTTTTGATGAATGGACCAAAGTTAATATAGAGTGAGTCTGTATCCATCGCAATAACATAATCTGCGTTATCTGTTTTTAAAATCTTATTCATTTCATCATTGATGCAGCGTTCAGCCCATTGAATGGATAACTGACCTGAGAGTGTAATGCCTTCAGCAATCCGCTGGTCGAAGTAACGAAAATGTTGATTGCCGATTGCGCCATATAATGAATTGAGTAGAATTTTAATTGCCATCTGTCGATTTTCAAGTTGATTGATTTCTCTTGAAAGTGCATCTGATGGATTGTCTGCATGTTTCTGCATTGCTGCCAACATAGCTTTTTTAGTTGTTTTTCGCTCTAACATATAATCAGAAATAATCTTAGGCAGAATACCTTGTTTTTCTTTACTAAACGTAACGCCGTTGGCTGCTATGGATAAATCTTTGTTAACTGTAGGTGCATTGTGCATATAGTGTTCGACGCCAGATTGGTGACGCTCATCAGGATCAACAACTAGCGTTTCAGGTGACATATTATATTGCACAATTAGATTTGGATATAGTGAGTTCAAATCAAAAGAAACAACCCACTCATGGGCACCAACGTGTGGATCTTTTACATAGCCGCCAGGATAAGGAGTTTTGTGCTTATCATCTTTAGGCGAGATAATGATATTTTTCTTATTCAGATCGCGATGGATAATAGAGTCCCATATGGCAGTCGTACCCATAGTCATATCATAATTCACGCCGCCGCGGTACGCCATGGTCAACGCAAGAGTAATCAAATCCATTTTTTCGTCAATTTTACCAACTAGCCAAACGTCTTTAATATTATAATCAATGAATAGTTGATGGTCGTTTTTATAAAGAGTATGCAGATTGCCGTGTTCTTCATATGACAATTTCTTTTCGCCAAGAACAACATTAGCAATATGATCTAACTTGTATGAGGCTTGATTGCCGTAAGAATAACCAAACTTTTTAAACAATTCAATATAATCAAGTTGTGATATACCAGTAATTTCGTAGCTTTTCATAACGCGACCTTGGACAGTAACATTTCTTTCGCTAACAAGACCCCAAGGCGAGAATTTGTTAGAGACTTCTGTACCAGCTAACTTAGCAACACGATTAATCAAGTACGGCATATCAAAGTTTTTGATGTACCAGCCGGTAATAACGTCTGGTGTATTCTTTGTCCAGTATGTCATAAATTTTGCGAGTAATTCAGTCTCACTGCTACATTTACGATATTGAACCATTATGTCTTGATTTTCACGCTTATCAGCATCGAAGTCGCCAAGACCCCAAACGTGATATATTTCGCTTGTAGAACTTTTCAGACAGATCGAAATTACAGGATAATTAGCAGTTTCTGGTTCTGGAAAACCATCGTCTGACGCAACTTCAATATCTAGATTTGCCACATTCACATGTTTACGATTGAATTGAATATCTTTAGGAAATTCAGATACAATAAATTGTTGAATGTAATTTGTGTTACCGTAAATTTTGACATTATCCATATCTTTATACGTTTCTAGCCATTCTTTAGCATCACGCATAGATTCAAAATCTACTGGTTGTAGAGAAACGCCGTCAAGTGATTTCCAATCTGTCTGTGTTTTACTACGCACAAACAACGTGGGTTTAAATTTGACACGCTTTTCAATTCTTACACCGTGGTCGTTATAACCACGGTATAAGAGTGAGTTGCCGTATCGCGCTACATTTGTATAAAAAGCTGCCAAGTATCATTCTCCATAAATCATTCTATATATTATAGCATAGGCGATAGATATTGTCTAGTCTTTTTTTGAGACAAATGCATACATTTCTTTGGCTTTTTCCATCAATTCTTCTGTCGAATAAATTTTGTATGCTTCTTTAACCTCTTCCATCGATTTTTTACCTTGTTCGTGCATGTCATTTGCGAGTTGAATATTCATCGACCATTGCTGATCCATATAGTCTTTTGCCATTGCTAACATTTCGGCACGAATTTCGAAGGGATTTTTATGTGTCATTGTGTGTGATTCCTTTAATTATGTTCGCCATTTTTCTGGCGTCCGTTGTATCCGTCAATTCTATCGAAAACTGTAGGCTTGCGCTTTGCAGTTTCAAAAGTGCCCACGGTGATTACAATAGCTGCTAATAGAAGTGTGTGAGCTATTGCATTAATTCCCCAGAAGGCAATGCTACCAACATACATAGAGCATACAGATACCCACATCCATGCAAGAATTTGCATGATTAAATGTCTAACTTGTAAATTTGGTATATTCTTTAACGGATTGACGTTTGCATCCATTACGCTGTTCCAGGTGTCGTTAATATATTCTCTCATCATATTCTCCATAAACTGTGTTGTGTGTGATAGGGGCATTTCTGCCCCCATCTTTATTAATATACACTCCGATTACTATTAAAGCCACCGGTCAAGTTTCGTTGTTCCCAGCGTTTCATTCTATATTCTAGATCAACCCGATCTTTTGATTCAGAGAGGTATTCATCTCTTAATTGTAGTTCGGTCTTGGGCATCATTGTAGAAAAGAATGTAAGAATGCGACCAATCATCGAACGCCTCCGCCATTGATTTGGTCAATTTTACCTTCTCTAACACACCTATGCACCCAATAAAAAGATTCATTACGATATTCTGCCGCATGTAACATTACCGCGATTTCATAATATGCTTTTTCTTGTCTAGCGTTGATGATTGATGTACCAATAGTAGAAAGTGTATTTCCTATTGCTGATACAAGATTACTTAAACCTCTCATTAAGAAGTTGTCTGTCATTGCTGCTGTTATTGCTGTCATTGAGTCTTTCCTCGTTTTTTCCAATTGAAATTTTACGAGGACGCATTTCTTCTGGTATTTCATACTTCAATTCTACTGCAAGTATGCCATCCTGAATATCTGCTCCGTTTACTTGAACGTGTTCAGACAATCGAAAAGTACGTTTAAACTTCTTGGTACTAATACCTCGATGAATAAAATCTCTTCCTTTGCTAACGTGTTCTCCAGTTATCATCAAAGTTCTATCTTTAACTTCTATTGATAATTCATCTTTTGAAAAGCCTGCAACTGCAAGTTCAATAAGATATTCATGCTCACTCGCCTTAATAATATTGTGAGGTGGATAGTGGTCAGATGCATGACGAACTGTGTGTTCCATTTCGTTAAACAAATGATCGAATCCCACAAAAGATGATCGTGGAAATAGTGTTTGAATGCCTGTCATTTTGGGTTCTCCTCTTCCAAGCAAGAATGTTCTGGGACCAGATTATTCTGCATCCCGCCGTCATTGGACAACCTCTACAAGTTGTCTCTGTAGTATATATGTATTATTATAGTCTATTTCAAGAGCAATGTCAAGATTTATTTAAAATTTTATTCGCATATTAGCGTTTATTCTACTAATCTCTTTTGCCAAATCTTGATTTCTGTCGTGCATCTCAATCTCTTTGCCAAGTAGTCTTTCTATCTGAGTTTCAATTTTGTCCCATTCAAATTTAGGTCCATTGCCCATGTTGTTATATATTTCATGTGTCATATGTACTTGAAATATTTTATAATTATTTACAATTACTTCATCCCATTGACCTGATGGCATGTTATCTTCATTATAGTGTTTTTGCATTTTTCTAGCAAGAGATTTTGCATTTTTTCTATATGTTTTTGTTGCAGCTTCAATATAGCCTTTAATAATGCCAGCCATTTCTTTTTCCCTGTCAGAAAAACGTAAGTGTTCAGGAATGCCTTGCCATAGGTCAATCATATCTTCGTCATTATCTCTAGGTAATTTATCCCAAACTCTTTCAATAGCACTTATCACATATTTTTCCATATCTGCAGGCATACTACCTAAGTCGGACATATCAACAGGGTTGCCGCTAAACTTATCAAAGTATTCATCTGCTAATGCGAGTTCATACATTTCAAACCAACGCCGTCCAGACATATCTGGCTGAGAACCAATATCTCCAGAAAATGATCCCAATAGATCAGCCTCTAATTGATATATAACTTGAGGTCCTGATGTGGCAACGCCGCGACCAAGATTATTAGAGGACATATTCAGAAACGCAGAGATACCTCGTTTCTTTTTTTGACCTTTAAACATATTTTTATAAAGATTCATACTAGCTACATGCCAACAGGTTATTCTTGGAGGAGTAGGAGTTATCTCTTTAATCTGTGCCGCAGACATGGGCATCCAGAAATTTTCAATTCCTTCATGTTCATCAGATGGGCTTATATCAAAAAGCTTTTGTGATAAACTACTTTTGCCATGCAATTCTGATAGATAAGATTTAAAATTTTGCATTTATTTCGCTTTCCTTGTCAATATATAAAGCGATAATTCATCCAAATCTAATTCTTCAATTTTAAAGCCCATTTTAGTAGCAAATCGTTTTACTAATTTACTGTATAATTTGTTTCTACTTCCAGTTTCGCCATCTTCGGCAGATTTAGATGCTGTAAAACTTGCGACTCTTATTTGTGGATTTTTATCTATAAATTCTTTTATGTGGTTTATTACTGCGCCAAATATTTGCATTTGGTCACCTTTACCAGTAACAGACATATCACCGCCAACAGTGAATACAATATTAACGTCAGATTTTTCAGGAATATTTTTAGCTTGTGACCAATTGTAAATCATTTCTACAAATTGTTTACCTATTCGACCGAGATATTTTTCAGTTTCAGGTCTTGTGCTAGTTTGCTTCCACTGAATTTTAGTGTTGAAGGCTTCGCCTAAATGTGATTTAAAACTTATCATTTCCTATTTCTCAATCTTGGTTCTCTACGGTTGTATTTTACTGTGACTGACGATAAATTTTTCAAGTCATTGTTGAGAGGATTATTATCTTTATGGTGAATATCACGACCATCACCATCTTCTGCCATACCCGCTCTGACAGCAGCGCGTCTAGCTCTTTTTCTAGCTGCGTTTCTTTTCATCTGCTCCGGAGTACCAAGATAGTTTTCACGCTCTTTCTTGTAGTCTCTTTCACCTATATATTCTATAAAGCTTTTCATTACTGAGTTACCCAAGCCATATTATTTTCCTATTTTATCTAAAGTCGTATGAATATCTTTTCTAAGCTTGGCATAACCACTAGGACTATCTAATTCAACATGAGTGCGTATATGTTTCCTTAGCTCATCTTCATGCTTTGGAAATCTTTTTATAATAGGTTGCAAAAACTTAGTAGGACTATGCATTTTATTATTTGATTCTTTTGCCTTTTTTACAGCAACCCCGTCTGCAAATTTACTAAAAGTTTTAATCATATTAAGTCTGCCTTTTTATTGCGTTATTTTTTTACTATTTATATGTTTTAGCAAATCGTCTTTGTTCGTTTTACCTGTTCGGATAGAAAATTCTAATGCAGATTGCATTGCATCGCCAATCGCTTTACCTTTAAATCCAGCTTTAGCTGCGTCTCTACCATCTATCGGCATGTCTTTTACTGAAATATATTTTATACCCTTTAGTCTACTCGACAGCGTTTTAGATCCTTTTGCGGATAAAAATGTGTCTATAGCTCTAACATCAACACCTTTGGCATAGTTTGCAAGCTCAACATTATTCATACCTTCTTTCCAATCTACGACATTTTGGACAATTTTTGCGTCCGTATTCGAAAGTCGTATGACTGTTTTGCCAGTTATGCCTGCTTTGTTTCCGTAGTCGCTAAGTAATATTCCCATGAATACAGCAAAATCGCTTTTGCCAAGAGCGTCTATTGTTTTTAAATCGTTTGATTTTAATTTAATTGATTTAAATATATGTTTCATCAAACCAGAATCGAATAATATTTTTACACCAATACTAGGTTTCTTAGATTTGCTGAAAAGCTTTTTAAATTCTTCTTGGAATCTATCTGCGGAAATGGTAGAGATAGTGCTTGCTCTTTTCTTCATTTCCTTGTATGTCTCTTTTTCGATAGTAAAATCAAATCTTGATGCAAACTGCACCGCTCGAAACATTCTGAGAGGATCATCCTCGAACGAGGTTGGACTGATCATGCGGATTTGCTTATTCTTTATATCCTTCATGCCCTTACCATCAACATCTATTATCTCGCCAGTGTCAATATCTTTCGCTAGTGCATTTATCCAAAAATCGCGTCTTAGCTGATCTTGCTGTAGTGTAATGCCTTTACCAAGTTCTACTTCAAAGTCTTTATGACCTGAGCCTGTGCTTTTCGAGTCAATTCTTGGCACAGAAATATCTACATCTTCAGCTTCAGTAGAGCCTGTAGGAACAAATTTTAGAATACCGAACGACTTGCCTACCATGTTGACTTTACCATGAGGCTTTAGAATTTTTTCTATATCATCTAACTCGATTCCAACAATGATAATGTCAAGATCCTTAGATATTTTACCTATCATTTCATCACGAACAACACCACCTATTTGATAGATTTTACCACCAGCTTTTTTGATCGCCTTTCGTATCTGCGTTGACAGAAGGTCATCAACCATACTTTCATTCAGATGAGATAGAAAACTTTTCATGGGTTATTCCTTACCAGTGTTGTGCATCTGGATATCTGACAATTGCTCTAATTGCTCTTACGGCTAGCTTTGCTGTCGGATCACCCCTATCATATAATACAACCTCTGTACCATTTACAAAATCTGATACATTCACACCTTTGCCTATAAGAGACATGGTTCTGTGCAAATAATCATTTTCGTCGTAATCATTTTCAAATCCTGCTTTGCCTCGAACCTCAACCCACTTACTGCCTGGTAATGGTCGAATCCTTAGAATACCCATCTTGCCTTGCCTGATATAGGTCAATGCATAAGATTCTTTTTTCTTACGTTGATTTTTTGTCAATTCAGTTATAAACCTAGTAAAGGATTTCATAGTGTTTTTCCTTTCACATAAGGTTTTATAATAGTTTCGATGTTTTTTATAATTTTCTTATGTGTAGGACTAAGATCCTTACGATCAGCTTTTACAGCGTCTAACGCTAGTTTTGTATCCCCAGCATATTTCTTTTGCCAAGATGCTGGTTGCTTTGCAATATCGGATACATTTGCTAATCTATCAGCGAGTTTAATAACAAGCGCCCAGCTTGTCATGTTGACCATTTTGCCTTTGATATATTCACCTTTGCCGCCGGCAGCTTCGAGGTCGTCTTTCTTAGTTGTCAATTGATCAACTAAATTTGCAACTAATCCACCAAACTGTTTGACCAAATCATCGTGCGACAAGTCAGTGTCCTCTAACGTATCGTGCAGATATGCAGCTTGAACCAGTGCAGATAGATTTGAAGATTTAGGTTTGAATTTTGCGACTATCTTCGCAACTTCTTTTGGATGAGCAATATATCTACCACCACTTTTTCTAAACTGTCCTTCGTGTGCTTTTGTAGCAACTCTTAATGCACTTAGGGCGCTTTCATTAAGCATATGAGACTTAAAAGATTTCATATCTTTTTTTTCCTTGACTGATTCTATTTCTTATATTTAGACTAACATGCTAATCTAATTATGTCAATAGTAGATTTACTTTTTTCCGATGTTATATTTGGGACACAATTCCCAATTTACTTTTTCTTTAAAAGGAATAATCTTAATCTGTCGCAGAGGTGCCATAATTTCGGCTGCCTTACCATTAACTAAAGTAATCAATCCCCAATCAGAAATGAGTGTCGCTATAGTGTTTCTTCTGGCAACATCGCTTTCTTCAAGGTTAGATTTTTTACCATCTAGTAGAAATAGTTCCTTAAAATGTACTATAAAGTATCTACCCTGCTTATGCAGAATATGACACGATTGAAATAATTTGTTCTCTTTTCTACTCGAAACACCGATCCTAGTTAAAGTTTCCCGAACCTTCAGAAAATCGTCTGGTTCGTTTAAGGTAATCTCTAACATGGATTCGGGGGTCCAAGCAACTATATTTGATTCATCCATTGTCAACTCACTTTTTTTCTTATATTTTCATTACATGACAATGCTATTTATACATTTTAAGAATTTACGTTATCGCGCCTTTTTACCACCTCTACTCAACTTTTGTTTAATATGGTCCAAATGCTCTTTCGAAATAAGAGATAGCACTTCTTTAGCACGAGGATTTGAGTATCCGTAATACTCTTTTATCAACTCTAAGTTTCCGACTTTCTCTGCTTTGAACCACTTAGAAAATCGTTTACGTTTTCTTACCATATTATTCAAAAAGTCGTACTGCATTCTAGCAGGAATAGTATGGTTAATATTCATTTGATTTGCAATACCAATAGTATCGTGAAAATAAGATAAACCTCGATTTACCATCCAGCTGCTATACGCTTTTTCCGCTAAATCGTCTACCATAATATCGTCTTTTTTGATATTGATTGAATTTAAATAATCAAAATGATTCATTATAATGCCTCTATAATCGTCTGCATACGCATCACATCCATCACAACATCGTGCCGGGCATCATGCGCTATGAATTTTTCTTTGCAGCCGTCAGGAATATAACTGTTTCTTGTATTTGATCCATATAAGAGACCGTCAAGATATGATCTTGTATCGCGTACCATCCAGAAAGGATACGGAATAGCATTTCCAGTTTCTTTTAAGATGCCTTCAAGAATAGGAATATCAAATGTATTGCCACGAGTGAATACAGTCTTTAGATTATTCATGTTTACATTTATTACGAAAAAGTTATACAGCTTGTCGATAGATTGATCAATACTAGGATCAGGATCAAGAACTTTCTTAGCTTCAGGACCTTGCGTATTCCACCAATCTAATGTACCTTTCTGAATTTTTCTATCATACTTCTTAACTTGCTCAGTAACATCAAATTTCATATATTTTGTATTTTCTAGCAATTCCTCATAAGTATAAGGATCATTGCTGAATCTACTACTTGTATATGTAAGTAATCCTATAGATAGGACAACACCTCTATTGACGTCCGAAGAAAGGGTCTCAAAATCAAAAATTACGCAATCATCTGCTGACATTATAGCCACTCCACATTAGACATTAATTCTGTTAAACAAGCTACCGTATTGATTTCTGCATCGGCAACAAATGCATTTTTATATTGATAATCTGCAAGAATAAGAACAACCGCAGGTAAGCTCGTTGGCTTAACAGTAGCAGACATTTTATCATAAATGCCGCGAAAAATAGCACTACTGTCAGTATCCATATTATTTGCAACCCAGATACGCATTTTCTTGAAATCTTTATCTTTAAGCAGTTTTATGAGAGTACTAATTTCATCCATGCCAGAACTACTAGAACTACCAGCACTAAGTACACCGCCGATAGACCGTCTCTGTACTTCATTTAATACCCTTCTCCAGTCAGGAGCATGTTTCAATATAATTTCACCAACATCAGGATCGTTATATTCAACACCCTCAGTTTCTAAAATAACTTTCAATCTTTTCATAAACTGACTGGCTAATGATGCCATTGCTTTTTTAGATGTATTGAAGTCATATACGCCACACCGAGAGTGTAAAGGTTCAATGATGCGGTTTTTAAAATTACAAGTTAGAATAAATCTACAATTATTAGAAAATTCTTCAATGAAGCCGCGCAGTGCTGGTTGTGTAGATTGTGGATTTAGATAATCTGCCTCGTCGAGAATAACAACTTTGTATCCACCCTGTAATGATACTGTTGATGCAAACTGTCTAACTTTACCACGCAAAGTGTCGATATTACCCTCTTCACTTCCGTTGATTACTAGATAATCTAAATCTAGCATTTTACATATAGCTTTTGCAGCCGTAGTCTTACCACAACCCGCTGTGCCAGAAAATAACATATTTGGTATTTCACCAGTTTTTATCACTTCAGTCAAAGTGTATTTCAAATCTTTTGGCAAAATAGTTTCATCTATCGTAATCGGGCGATACTTTTCTACCCATAGGAATTCATCACTCATCTAATATCTTTCGCTTTGTTCATCATATAATAACACATTAGTTGCATAATGTCAAGTGGTAAGGGAGAGCATTTGCTCTCCCCCAACTTCATTTTCATTCTTCAGCTTGCTCTTGTTTATAGTTTTCTACAACCTGCACTCCCTGCGTACATTGATCACGTAACTGACCGATAGTTGAAAGTTCTTCTCCTCTAAAACCACCGCGTTGTGTAACTGTGTCAATAACAGCAATAGCACTCCGCGAAATTTGATTCATAAGGTCATATGCTTTTTTATGTGGATCTTTATCAGCCATTTTTAATTTACTCTCCGTAAGTTGATGTTTTTTCAAGTGCAATCCAATATTGCAGTCCGTTCTCAGTATTAGTTAGTTTTGAAATTAGTTTAGATGAAATTTCAACATCATAAGTCCCTGTAAGAATTTTAAGATTATTAATATTATACACGAATTTATATGTAGCAATATCAGAAGTGGCAGGGATATCAATAGAATAAGTATTTGCGGTTGCGTTCTCTAAGGTGGTTACTGTCAATTTAGCAAGACCGTCACCACCATCTTGAATAACTAATTCTGAATGACCAAGAGCGCTGGCAGCTGCTTTGACATTTCCAAGTGTGTTTTCGTCTAGTGTCAGTTTAATATTGCCTTCTGGCATTCTAACATCTTTAGTGGTTTTTGTGAGCATTTCAGTATCGGAAAAGAAATACTTGATATTGGAACGACCTGAAGAATCTCCGACAACGCAATGCTTATCAGCAAATGTAAGTTTTGGTTCATCTACTAATCTCAGTACGCTAAGAAATTCACTTAGATCGTAAATACCGAACTCTTGTGGAAATGTTTCTTCAACCGTAACTTTAGCCAGAATGTTTTTTGCTTCGGAAATAGTTCTAATGGTTTGACCTTCATCAATAACAATATTGCTATTGATCGAGGCAAAATTTCTGAGAATCTCAATTGTCTGTGCAGATAGTCGCATAATATAGTCTCCATTGTGTATATCTGAATTATTATATCATAGTTTATTTGTATTGTCAACCTTTTTATTTTAGCTTACTGAAATTTTTATCTTTGTAAAATTCTAACTTTTCTTCGAATTTTCCATCTAGTATTTCGCCTTTATGTGATATGACAAACACGTTAGTATCATCGTCAAGAGTATAGAGTATTTTCATAAGATTGTCAACCCCATCATGGTCCAATGATGAATCAAATGTTTCGTCTAATATCAATAAGTTTGTAGCTACAGAATTTTTCATCTTAGCTATTTGACGCCAAGTGAATAATAGTGCTAGGTCGATACGCTGCTTTTCTCCTTCAGAAAATGAATCATATGAAAAAGCATCGCGATGGCGAGACCGAATAGTTTCTTGAAAGCTTTCGTCTAGATCGAAATGTACGAAAAAGTCTAGAACTTGCAAATATTTGTTTACAAGATTATTTATAACCGGAAGATATTCCTTAATAACTTTAGTTTTAATTCCAGTATCTTTTAACATTTCCGTCATAACACTATTATAAAGCATATTTTCGTTCAATTCATATCTATCAGAATTTATGTTTTTCTGATTATCAAACATATCATTTAATTCAGTATTTGCCTTATTTAGATCACCAGACGCGCTCTGTTTCGAATTTAATTCATCTTGGTAAGATTGTATTTGTGTTTGCATTCTAGAAATCGTATGACCATTAGATGATATGGTCGACAACTCTGTTCGGATCTTATTTGCTAACCCAGTAAAACGCTCAATAGTTTCTTCTACAATAGCAGACTCTTTAGAGCCTTGTTCCATAGCTTCTTTTAGTTCTTTAGCCTTTGATTGTGCTTCCGCAAGGTTCGTGTCACGCAGTACACTGTCAATATTCTGAGTACATGTTGGACACGTTTCGTTTTGTTCATAGAATTTTGCATCTTTGACTAGTGCTTTTATTTTTGTCTGAAATTGCGCTTGGTACTGCAAAAGTGTCTGTTTTTTATCATTAGCTTTGTTCAACTCTGTTTGCATATTAGATTGATTTTCTTGGACAAATTCATCACATACAACATTCTCTTTTTCTAATGTAGAGATATCCTTTCTAATATTCTCAATATCAGCGTTGCGCTTAGAAATAAATTCATCGTTCAATGATGTTATACCGTCAATATATTTCTTTTGAGTTGAAATTTTATTATCTAACAAGTCCAACGAATATTTTATTTCTTTTGACCTATCTCTTAGTACTGCATTTTTTTCTTTCAAAATGCTGTTCATTTTTGAAAAGACGTTGATATCCAATAAATCTTCAATAACATCTCGACGGTGTTGGGCAGGTAGCTGCATGAAAGGAATAAAAGAGGATGAACCTAGAACGATGATCTGGTGAAACGATTTGTGGTTCAGCTTTAAAATGTTTTGCTCTAAGATTTTTTGATATTCTTTAGCATGTGATGATTGATCAACCATAGAGCCGTTTGTCCAAATCTCAAATGCGTTAGGCTTTATACCTCTCACAATTTTAAATTCATTACTGCCGACAGTAAATTCAACTTCAACGACACAATCTTTATTGTTTATGGAGTTTACTAGCTGCGGCTTGTTAATATTACGATGAGGTTTGCCGAATAAAGAAAATGAGAGCGCGTCAAGTAGCGTAGATTTACCAGCGCCATTTTGTCCAACAATCAATGTGGACTTTGTTTTATTCAAATTTATTTCTGTCCAGTTGTTGCCCGTAGACAAGAAATTTTTATAACGTAATGATTTAAATACTATCAAGATATTTCCAATACTTGTGCTTCAGACAAAAGATTTCTCATTTCAATTTTTATTCTATTTTTATCTAAATCCGTATCTACGTTGTCTACATAACTATCCAACAAAGTTGTCGTATCTTCTATAGAAACACCTTCATCATCAACTCTTTCCCCTATAAATTCCTCAAAGTTCTCCGCAATTTTAAGTTCATGGATGTTCTTATTTTGTATTCTATCACACAATCTATCAAATGTAAATGGGTCAGACTTATTTACCACAACTATTTTTACAAATTTTTCATCTAGATTATCTACATTATATGAAGTATAATCGTGTTTGCTATCATCGTAAATTATCTTTTCAAATAATGTGAA